ATTTATACTAAACTCAATATCTCTTAATTTAGATTTTGGCCTATCGGTACCTAGTGCAATCATTCTCTCAGTACCTTTAACTGTCTCGGGTGCTTTCTCTGAGAATCCGTGCATCATCTCAGGAAGACCAAATGTAAAATCAATATAGAACTCACACTGTTGAATTAGTCTATAGAACTCACCTGCTAATGGTTGCGGAGCAGGAAAGTGTGGTTCTCCTTGCGTAGAGTCTACTTCTATAACCGCGTTTGGGTTGGCCCAATCTCTTTCTAATTGTCCAATATCTTCTACACTACCTAATGGGACAAGTAATTTAAGTCCACCAGATGCTTGAGCATGGGAAAGAGCAAGTGACCAAAGTTTATTAAGAAGACGTTGCATTGGTCTAGCGCGCGATACGTCTGACTTTGGATAGGGAGTTTCTGTAAAAATATTAGGAATTGGTATAATTGGGTATTCATCTGTGTTAAGGATAGTTTCATATAAAATAATTTGACCAATACTTGCACATACTTTAACGCGGGTTTGCTTAATAGGAACAATTTCATACTGTCTAGCTTCTACTTGCTCCTGATTGCTTTCTATAAATTCTTGATATTCATTTTCGCTAAATACAACTTCCTCTCCGTTTTGCATATCAATAACGCGGTAAAAATTAACCTTTACTTTATAGAAACGCTCTAAAACTTGATATTTATTACGTTCATAGTAACCTAGGTCTTTTGCTTCAGCAGGAGTAAAAACCTTTTTACTGTTATTATTCATTGCATCAGGATAATCTTCTTCAAGATATGTATCTAAGTCTTGAATAATTCCTGTTTCTTTTTCACCTGTCTCTGGATTATCTTGCTCGCCTAATTCTGGGTAGAGGCTAATGACCTGTTCACCGGTAAGGATTGTAGAGAGGATAACACCTTCAGCGTCATCATACCATCGGTTGCGAGTATTCGGAGAGACATACACCCTAAATGGGTTGACGTATGTGAACTTCACATCGCCTCTACCAAAATCTGATTCTGGGTCTATATATGCATATAGATACCCCATGCCTGTTGTAGCGTAGTCATGTATTGCTTGTTTTAGCTGCCAGTCTCCATTGGAGTTGCCCCATACATAACCCATAATAGTTCTCCATACAGAAGCAACTTTAACATCAGAATCTTCCCTTGGAGTTAAAGTAAACGCTGGGGCCCTAGAGGTTAATACAGCTTTAAATTTTTCAATAGCTGGCCCAATTCTATCCATTGGAACGTCAGCTTGATTGCGAGCTTGTAGCTCGTCTACTTCTTCACTACTAAAATGATTTCCGTGATAAAAATCAACATCATAACGAGCTTCGGTATCCCAATCAGAACGTGCGTCTCTCCATTTGCGGTATAGTTCTTGATTGTAATCCGCTCGTTTATCTTTGTCTAATACCATTAATCCTCTTCATTTGCTAGGCGCCGAACTAACGCTCTATTAATTAAACCTTTTACTTTCGGGTTTAATGTTTCTGGCGCTATTGCTTTTCGCCGCAATAAAGCACCCTCTCTTTGAGATATTGGTGTGTTAAAACCATACGATGCTAAATACGCTGGTGTTAATTTTGGAATATTCATTTCTACACGGTCTGACATTTCGCCATTTCTCATTACGTATTTATCTGGAGTAAGAGGTCTAACTCTTTTTTCATTCTCTATCATAGCCATAAAATTAGCCATAGATTCTTGGCGAATTATTTCTGCTTCTTCGTCAGTGGCTGCATAATTCATTGCAGCTTCAAACTCAGGTCTGTTTACTGAATACGAAGAAATACCTTTAACCTCACCTAGGTTTTCTAATCCTAAATCAGACGCTTGAATTGTTTTACCCGCTAAACTATTTGGATTAACTTGCCCACCAGTTTGGTAAGGTATCGGGCCACCTTGTCTCATAATCATTCTTTGACCAGAGCGAGGTATCTTAGACTTTTTCATACGCTCTAACAATCTTTTAACGTCCGCGTCAGTATCCATCGGTTTGCCTGAAAATGGATTGGTATTTCTTTTTCTTTCTAAAGAATCCATAAAGGCTTCAAATTCACTTTGCGCTTCGTTGTATACGCTTGAATCTGGCCCCATCAATTCAATAGGGGGGCCATAATACATTGCTGGATTGCGCATTTCTTGTTGCTTACGTGGTTGTACTTGACCACCAGTTTGATAATAATCTACTGGGCCACCCTGTTTTTTAGGTTGCATCAATGGTGCCAAAACTTCATCTATAGGAGTTACTCTGCGTGGGTCTTCCACTAAAGTTGGACTAGGCTCCCTCTCTCCAATAATCCTAGACAATTCTTGTACAACACCTGCATCTTTTTCAAACTCCCTTCCCTTCCATGTTAAATAACGAGGAAGCTTAGATTCTTTTCTTTCGTTATCTGGTGATAAAGACTTTGAAAATATGTCTCTAATGGTAATGCCTCTATTACTAAGAATCTTATCTGGGTCTGTAGTACCTCTATCTACAAGTTCATTTTTCATAACTAAATCAATAAACCTATCATACTCCTTTGGCGACATATTAGCTTTTCGTATTAAATTTGTGAGGTTATATTGCGGCTCATTATAATAATTGTAGTTTATTCTAGGGTCATAGTCCTCTCTGCCTTGAGGGTCTTCACCGTAAAACATTCTACTTCCTCTTTCTCTAACAGCCGCCTCGCTTTGTGGAAACATTTCTGCTATCATTTGATAGACAGCTTCTTTACCATTTACTTGGCCACCCTCTTGATATTTTGGCTCGCGAACTTCTTGCATTCTATAGTTAGGATTCATTGGGTTTGTCAATTCGTCTTGATACAGCCTTTCATAAAATCTGTCATCTTCAAGTAATTCTTTTCGCTCTATTAATGTATTCGCTCTATTTCTAAGAAGTTCGACAGTTTCTTTGCTCATTGGCCTTGCCCTGTCTTCACTTCCTTTTTTCATCCAACTTTTTATATGACCCGCCATTTCCTCTTCTTCCGGAGTTCCTTGTACTTTAGATATATAATAGTCTATTCTAGTATCATCGTCATCTTTAATTTTTTTCCCTTGTCTTCTTGCCTGCGCAAGATAATCTTCATAAATAAAAGGCCTGTCTTCAAATTCTGAAACATAACCCCTTGGCCTTCTGATTTGTAAACTATCAGACAAAAGCCCCGGTATGATATTACTTGACACTTGCCCACCCTCTTGATACACTGGGCCACCCTGTTTTTTTCCAATTAACTTTTTTAAAAAACCTGAAGGTGCTTTTTTGTTTAGCTCATCAAAATACCCTTCGACTGAGGCTGCTGGAATAGAATCTTGAGGTGAAAAAGCCATCTTCTTTAAAATTTCATTTCGAGCCTGCTCGTAAGCACGTCTTTCAACACTGGGGCGCATATAAGGTGGAAATGTTCCCTCCCCATAATAATACCGCCTTCCTTCACCACCACCTACTTCAGAAGCTGGGATGGAGAATATTCGCTGAACTTTTGTACCCGCAAATTTTCTATTACCAAAAAAACCCGGTTCTTTTTCATAAATATCTTCTAGGTTAAGTTCCTCTGGCCGCCAACCTGAAACATTTTTTTCTCTTACTTGTCCACCCTCTTGATACATGGGTGATTTAGGTTGGGCAAGACCGTTTTGCATAGAGGCAGAAGCAATCAATGCATCCATGGCAGAGTTGCCATTTTGCATTGCTTGTCTCATGCGACCTGTGTTGGTCATTTGAATTAATGCGGGTAGGTAGTCAGGAACGGCTTCTTTTGGAATAATCCATTCTCCACCTTCTAGCTCAACAGGTTGCTCATCTGCAACCATGCCAGCTACTCCTCCCTGTTCGTGTGATGGGCCCCTTACAAGGCCGTAGCTTGGAAACTTACTTTTTTGGCTTGGCATATGGTATGTGGACTCATAGCTTTATAGTGTTTATAAACAGTTCGGTAAAGTTAGACTTTACACCTTCTTAATATAGGAAGATAATTTTCAATAATGCAATAGGTATTTTATTAATTTCTAGCACCAGTTAGCCAGTTGTACTTTTTAAACCTAGACTTTGTTCCGCTTTTGCGTTTGGTATTTTTAAAATCTTCTGTAGATGTAGCTTGTGACTTAGGGGCTCTCGCAAAATAATCTGCATAATACAGCGCATCCATCAAATCATCGTTTCTAGGCTTAGGGTGTTCAAATAATTCGTCTACAAGTTCCGTCATTTCTCTTTGAATATATAATTTCTTAGAATTAACGATAGGGCCTAGCGTTGTTTCCAACCTATCTTCTTTTTTTATTCTATTGGGAGGTTTTACTCCTTTGAAAATACCGGGCATTAATCGTTTCTCATTAGCACTCATACGGGTTACCATGTCTCTGACCATCTCTTGGGCTGCTACCGTCTCAATTGTTACCCGTTTGACTGGGGTATATTTCTTTGCTATCTCTATAATCTTAGCTGGAACGTCAAATGTGGGTATCCTTTCTCTGAAATACTCCAAGACATAACGATTACTTTTTGAATCTATACCCATTACCATAATAACTTGATAGTCTGAAGTATCCGAGGCTGTCGCTGCAAGGTCAACCCCAATGTAAATATTGATAGGAATCATCTCATCATGCTCAACAATGTAATTAAATCCATTAATTAACTTGCGCTCACCGCCATAATGCTGGATTCTATCTATCTTAAAGGCAGCGTTAGATATATCTCGAGCATCATTCATGTACTCTTGAGCAAACTTATTGACGAGACCCGCTTCAATGAACTCTTGTTTCTTATGATTCAGCTTAGATAAAGGGAATTGTTCAGGCCATAAAGCCTTTCCATCCTCAATAGCACTATGAAAGAACACATCCCACGGATACGACCTATCATCTGTCTTAGCTTTCTTAAACCCATCATAGGTCATCTGCAAAAAACTATCAAAGTGTACAATAGTACCGGCGAGCCATATCCAACCTTCGTTCCCGGGGGACTCCTCAAGTGCGGGATAAATCGTAGATACGACCCACCGTTTAATCTCATTACGCCTTTCAGGCGTTTTAGTATTTAATTCTGATTCAAAGTCGTCCAAGATGATACCAGTATAACGCACATCTACCTCGGCACGACCTCTTAACCTCTGGCTGGTACCTTTGGCTATGATTCTATCACCCTTAGGTGTAACTAAATCTTTTTCTGTCCACCGCTTTCCTACACTACCACCGTCCATATTACCAAAATAATACTTAATTGTCTTGTTCATCTCTAGGTGGTATCGTAGATATTTTAAATGGTCAATCGCCTGACCTTGCTCTTCTGACACCCATGCAATGAAATTCTGGTCATCCTCACCAGAAAAGCATAGTTTATGCAAGATAGCTGACTTCGATAGGATGGATTTACCAAAACCCCTAGGGAGAATAATACAGATACGCTCACCGGGTTTGGTAGAGATAAGTCTTTTGGATACGGTATAGTGACAAGCAGGAGATGCACTCTTGTGCATAAAGTCTTTTGGCAGGAACGCCCTACCAAAGAATAATAAGTCTTTATATGATTTAGCTAATACCTCATCCCTACGAATCATTTCCTCCGGGGGAGGTATTATATTAAACGTCTCTATTTGCGGCTCGTCTCGTTTCTCGACGGGCTTTGTACGCTTCTCTTTTTCTTTTTTGGTTTTCAAGAGCTAGTTTTCGCCTTAAACGCTTGCGGTTTTTCGACTCTTTGTTGGGCATTTACCATTTAACCTTATCTGCCCAGTATGCAGCAGACATTTTTCCTTTGGCAATGTTTTTTCTATGACGTGCCTTAAATGATTTACGTCTCATCTTTTGTTTACGGGACTCTCCGGCTTTGGGTTTACCAGCAGTTGTTACGCCTTGTTGTCCAAATCGTATTGTTTTTACTTTATCACCAACCTTAGCAACCACAACATGGCTTTTCTTTGGGTGGTTTGGTGTACGCTTGGGTTTATTGAACCCACTGACACCGGCTCTAGCTAGTCTTGAATCTTTTTTCTTAGGCATTATGCTTTCCTCACTCTGCGTGCTACTGTCTTAGAGTACTTTGCTTTACCCTTACCTTTAGCAGATGCAGCACGTTTTCTTTTATTGGTAGCTGCTTTTTGGGATGCGGTCAGACTTTTACGCACTTTCTTTGGTAAATAACGTCCACGTTTCTTCTTAGGCTTTTTTTCGTCACCTTTTGTAACGTATCCCCACTCCTGCTTTGTCCATTTAGATAGTTTGTTACTACTAGACTTAGCACCCTTATAGCCTCCACCTGCTTTTTTATAGCGGGCTGTAGCTAATTGTGCTTTACGGGCTGACCACTTACCTGCTGGGCCACCCTTACTACCTGCTTTAACACTAGCAACAATGCGTTTCCACTTAGCCGGTTGTGTCTTTTTAGCAGAAGCCATTACCTACGCCAGCTTTTTTTAGCTGATTGTTGAGATTGTTTACTTAATTCTCCATAATGGTACAGTCTTTTACTGTTAGGGCCGTGTGTCTTGCCACTATGTAATTGACCATTAGGCATCTTATGTAGACCGCCCTTATGTTCTTTACCATCTTTGAAGTAATGTTTTACTCCCATTCCCATACTAACTCCTCGTTAATTGTATTATACACAGTACATTACCCCAGCGTATTTGCTTAGGGTATTGCCAAATTTCTTTATTTATAAGCTTTTTTAAACGGTGCATAACTTTTATAATTTTTACTAAACCACAAAGCGTCTTCTGGTGTTTTAAATTCTATAAACTCTCCAGTAATTTTAGCATAAGCTGCCGCTTCTTCTGGGTCGTCAAAGTATTTTAAATCTCTAGCTCCAGTATCAACTACTGTTGGAGCAACTTTATTGTCGTACTGTATCATATAGTGCGTCATTGGTTCTTTTTTTAAAGAATCATCTGCAAAATAATATTCCCTACCAACGTTTAATTGGGGGTTTAATATTCTCTGTACAAAATTTAACTGTTGGTTTTCCATCAATGTATCTTTAATGGATTGTTTAGGTACTTGTCCACCTTTTTGATAACGTTGTAAGGTAGCGTTCGCTATTAAACTATCTATAGCAGAGTGACCGTTAGCCATTTTCGCTTCCAGATTCAATTAGACCCGTCTCAAAGGCCTTTAATTTATCTTTAGAGAAACCGGTGAACTCCTGTATTAATGCTACGGAGTCTGTTTTCTTTTCGGTTGTCAATAATCCCGATATCTTCATTAGTGTTTCTAACGCCCTAAGCTTATCCCCATCCCGGGCATCGGGTTTATCTACCACCGATTTAGCGTTTTCTAGTAAATACGTCTTGGTAATCCCCAAGTCGTCCATTAATTGTTCTACTTCTTTGTTTACCAATGTTCTTATCCTCGTTTGTCTTAATAAAGCTTTTGACCGGTGTAGAGCATATCTACGGTTATTGGTCTTGTATACACCTAAGTACGCCTCTACGGGGTCTCTACCTAGTGCTATCATCTTAGCAAATAGCTTTTCCCTACTGGTAATGTACTTGCTTTCCTTGTATTTAGTAAAAGTATAGATGTCTTTAGCGGGCTCTCCCTCTAGTTTACAATCTTTCTTAGCGTAAGCGGTTCCCAGTAAGGTGCGGACATAATCGGTATCTCCCTTGTATTTACCGCTATACATGACCGCGCGCCTTAAAATACTAAATACTTGCCCATCATCGCTAATGGCCCACTCGCCTTCTTGGGCAGTACGCCAGTCTTTGTTCACTTTTTCTTTGTTATGATGCTTTTTGAACTCTTCTTCATTCTCATATAAATGATAGTCCACCCCCTTGATGGTCTTAATGTACATTTAGTTAGGCCTCAGGGGTAAAATTAAAGTCGAACATATCAATGAGCATTGGAATCTCAATCTCATCAATAATCAGTAATATCTCCATCATGTACTGGTGGTCGCCTGTTTCCCTGAATTTCCTTGATAATGATTTTAATGTATCAATCGTAGGAGCTAGGTCTAAGATATTATTGGATTGCATTGATTCCATGGTTAAATATTACTAATATAGTATTTTTTATACAAGATAAAAAAAGTACTTGACAGTAATAGGTTAAAAGGAATAAATTTCAATGTCGGTTGAGGCGAGGAATAATATTACTATAGTATTAATATATTATAATATTAATAATATTAATAATACTAATAATATTAAATACTATTAATACTATTATAGTATAATAGTAATATATTATAATATTACCCGCGATAGTAAGAATAGTACCCGCGCTGGCCATCCTACCAAAACTTCCAAAAAATTTCTAAAAAATAATATTAATATGTGTGTTCTTCTTTTATTTATCGGGTACGCCCCCCCATTCGCTTTTAGGTTGAAAAAATCGAGGTTGAAAAAGTGGATTCCATCTCGCCTAGGTTGAAGATTCAAGGCTTGGTTCCAAATTATTTCTCGAGGGTAAATCAATTATTTTAAAAAAAAATGGAACTTTATCTCTTGTCAGTAGTAGCAAGGGTATAGTTATTTGACATAAACAATCTTTCCTAGGTGAATCTATTGAGCCGGTGCCTGTAAGCGTTCAAGGGAAAGAATAAAAGAAAGTAGGAACACTATGAGAATAGCAAACAAAAATGCTAGTGAGTACGTCCAAAGTAGAAAACCGTTCAAAGGTTCTAACTTATTCGGAGAAATAGTGAACGTTACCGAGTTCAAAGTAATTAACGATGATACTTGGGTTCAAGACTTCAAAGAATGGGCAAACAATCAAGCGTACGTTGTCTACTCTTACGGGTACCATTTCCCGATGTTTATTTACCTAGGTAATAGTTGGTATGAAAACTCGGATAAGTACTCAGTAAGTACATCTAAACAGCAAACACAAGCACACCCGCTTATAGATACAATTAAGAAGACTACGAAAGAGATGAAAGAGTTGTTGCAGAATATTAAATAGGTTATAGGGTGTAAAGAGCTGAGCAACTCTTTAAACTGCTCATTTTTTAACAATCTATTTTTATTATGTAATTCACGTAGGTAGCTGAATTTCACAATTTAATTATTTTATATAAGCAATTCACGTACGTAATTATGGCTATATTGTGAAATATGGGGCATATTGTACAATATAAGGCAATTAGGCTAATATTATTAATATTATGTATTATATATATATTATAGAGTATAGTAAGTAATACTATTAATATTAATATTATACTATATATACGATACTCACTAATTTAAACAGGGGGCGAAACTTTTTTAATATTTTATGGAACTTTGTTTATATTTCTACGTATATTAGGCTAGAAACTATAATAAAAAGGAAATTTAAATAGATAAAAAAACTTTGGAACTTTTTAAAACCTTAAGCATTAAACAACTAAAACCAAAAAGGAAAAACCAATGAAGTTATACGTAACTGAATCAATGTTTATAGACTCATTTAAGCAAAGCGACACCTACAAAAATCAGTTTTCAGTCGAAGGACTTAGAGCCTTATTTGAATACTTTGAAGACCTTGAAGATGGTACAGGCGAAAGCATAGACTTTGATATGATAGCTATTTGTTGTGAATATACAGAGTACGATAGCCTAGAAGAATATAATGGTGAATATAGTGATGAATGCGAAGAAATAGACGATATTGCAAACTATACTGAATTAATTAAAATTGATGATGGAAGATTTATTATACTACAATATTAAAAACAATTAGGAGATATAATTATATTATGAAATACAGCTTAAATTTGGTAATCAATGGTACAGGTGGACATAGTACAGGTTCGATTCCTGTTTTAAGCTCTAAGGCATCAATAAGAGCCTTAAACGATAAACCTAAACAACCAAAAGGAGAGTAAAATAATGAATATTATTTGGATAAAATCAGAAAAATATAAGTTTGTAAAGATTAATGTTTTAAAAATAAAGAGCATTGAAAGTGTAAAGTACACTGCAAAAATACGAAGACTCGATATAACAACATATGATGGCGAACTGATTAAGATATTTGAAAAACGTGGAGATAATCAATTCTATCTATACGAGGCTTTTACTGAGTTTATTAAAGACCTTATGGAAATTAGAGATGAGCAAACAGCGTGTAAAAATCTTCAGAAAAGCATAACTAAATACAATGAATACGTAGAGGGTATAGAGTATCACGAAAGAAGTAGGGATAAGTAATTGGGAACTTTTAGGAATCTAAAGCATTAAACAGATAAACAACGAAAAGGATAAGTAAATGCATATACATATAATAGAAGATAAAAACGGCGATACAATAGACGCTAATTATTACTGCTCTAACTATTGCCACAAAACAAAAGAACAAGACAACTATCAAGGTTGGAATGGGTGCCACGAAATAGACTACGATACCCCTTGTAATAACTGCAACAAAACAATAAAAGGAATAGAGTAAATGATTAAAACAGATGTAATATTCAGAAAATGGAAAGATGGCTCAATTCTAGCCTTATTTCCTCATTGTGTAGATACTTATGAGGGTAACGTAACGTCCTATGAGCATATAGGACAGCATAGCTCGGCAGATTATGGACATTGTATTCATAGTACAAAACCTGCTAAAGAACACGAGTATAAATCATTAAAAGCAGAGCTGGAAAGCATAGGCTATAATTTAAATGTGGTTAAGAGGCAGAATTACGACAAATTCCTATTGGGATTAAATGAAATTAGACAAACCTTTAATCAGTACGGAGAATTTTAAAATAAATAAATTGGAACTAATTAAACCTATAAGCGTATAATAAGCAAGAAAAGGAAAATAACGATGAATAAAAAATGTGAATGGTGTGGTAAAAAAGCAGACAGCCTTGAGCGTAACTTTGCTGATGATTTATGTTGCTCTGATTGTATTGATGATTCCAACAAAGAGACAGCAATAATAAAGACGCTTTCCGATATTGACAGGCTGTCGTATAATGAAATAAATAAATTGGCTCATGAATTGATTCCGCATCTAGAAGTAGGTGGTGTCAAAATGACCTCAACAACTAAAATCTGCGAATTTCTCAATCAGATTGTAGTGGAAATAAGAAGAAATAAATAATTGGGAACTAATCTAAAACCTAAACAACTAAAAGGATAATAATAATGACACTTACAATATCAATCACAATCAACCTTGTATTACTTGTTTTATTATATATAAAACAATCGCAAGTAAAGCAACTAGCAATAAAACACAATAACAGCTTAGAGCAATTTAAAAAAGTAGTGAATGCGTTAGAAGAATCAAGTAAGAACGCACAGAAAAAAACTAACAAGCCATTAGCAAGAAGTCTGCAACAAATAGACCCAGAGGCAGAACGGAAAAAAAGATGGCTAGAAGAAAGGTATAAAGAAATGCGTCAAAGAGGGCATCAAATAAGTTGGAAGAAATTTACAGAGGGTTTTCAATACCATAAAGCGTCAAGTATATTAGAGGAAAGCGATAAATTAACGAAAGGAGAAAGAAATGGGTAACGAAGAATATTTTGAAACTACACCAAATGAATCACATTCCACAAAAGAACTAGATTCTACAATAATTGATGAATTACGAAGTGTAGCTAGTTTCTTGCAAGGTGAATGCCATCAATGGGAAAAAGAGAAAAAAGGGTGGTATGAAACTAGGCGAAGAATAGACAGGGAAGATGGTAAGGTGGTACGTGTGCAAGGAAGTGGTAAGGCTAACGAGATGACTAAAAAGATTTACAAGTGCATAAATAAATTGGAACTTTTAACGAACCTAAACATATAACAATAAAAGAAAAGGAATAAATATTATGGGAAGATATTATAGTGGAGATGTAGAGGGTAAATGGTGGTTCGGAGTACAATCATCAAACACCCCAATTAAGTTTGGAGGACAAGAAACATTTATAGACTATACAATCTGTAACGATGGTACCTTTAAACGTCAAGTGAAACAACTTAAACAAGACCTAGGTGATAAACTTGAGTGGCTACAACAATTCTTTGATGAGAACAATGGCTACAACGATGCGATGCTAATGGAGTTTATGATAAAAAAGAATCCACGTTACGATAAATCAGAGCTACGTAAAGACCTAGAGAACTTTGCAGACTATGAGTTTGCGATGCAAGTAAAACAACACTTCGAAGATACCGATGAGGACTATTGCAACGTATCTTCAGAGCTATAAATAAATGGGAACTTATTAAAAGGATAGACGTTATAGAGATATGACAACCATAAAAAAACAAATAAAAGAAAGTGAGGTGAAGTAATGGAAGATGTTTTACAATGCGATACCTGTAAAGTAAATGGTACTTTCTATGATGACGACTTACCACAGCTTTATTCAATGATTGAATGGGAAGATGGTATTTACTGCGATAACCATATACCAAAACATTGGGAAGAAAAACTAGAAGATGAGGTGGAGTGATGGAAGATAAAAGAAAAACTAAAATAGAATATTGTAACGATTGTAAGCGAGATTCTGTATTTGATATTAATGAAGACCAAGATGCTAAATACAGAGATGGTGAAAGACTAAGGGAATGTATAAAGTGTGGTAGGTATGAAAGCGAGGTAGAGTGATGGCTAATAGATTAGAAGCTAAGAAGAAAGGCTATGATGATGGGTTAGAATATGGAGAAAACAAAAACCCTTACGAAAACAATGGAATGTGTGATGAGTGGTGGCTGTATGAAAAAGGATATGAAGAAGGCGTGGCTGATTATTGTAGAGAAATAGAAAGTGAGGTGTAGTGATTGAAACGATAAAACATTTACTAGGTCTATGTGGAGAGCCACACGGATTATTACACGCTATACTTACATTAGGTGGTATAACTGCATTACTAAATTATATAAGATTGAAAGCGAGAGGAAAATGAATCAAAAGGAAAGAATGAAAAGAGAGTATCCGTACAAAGACATTACAGATGCAAAGTATATCAAGGAAAAGAAAGCCCTTTTAAAGAAGAATGGTAATGGTTGGTGGTGGGGGCAAGACAAAGCTAAAAACAAGGAAATAACAAAAGGAGAAAATAAATGAATAAATACGAGAAAGTAGCACAATGGATATTAGATGAGTGCGATGAACCACTAGATGAGATAGCTTGGTTATTAGAAAAGCTATACGATAGCACAGCCAAGAAACCTCAATTCAGTTTTCACGAGGCTTACGGAGATGTGTTGGAAATTTTAAAGGATAGGAAAACAAATGGGTAAAATGAAACAGCTATACCAAGAGTTAAAAGAAAATAATAATTGGGATGAGGCAGATAAACATTACAACGAAGAACAACATTTACAAGATTGGTTTGACAATCACGTTATTGTTGATGCTGATGATGAAGAACTTGCCAATACAATTAAGGATAAATTAAAACAAGGATTAATTAAGGAGAAGTAAATGCGTAAATATACGTTCACATTAAAAGAACTGCGAACTTACAGCGTAGGGATTGATGCAGAATCAGAGATGGAAGCACGTGAAAAATTAAAGAGTATGAGTACAACACAACTTGCGAAAGGATTGTCAGATACAACTGAATTAGAGGAGGTATCTATTGTTAAGGGTGATTTCTTTGAAAAGCCAAAACCGAAAAAGAAGAAATCTAAAAAGTAAACAATGCCGTACAGGACAGGAACATTTGAGAGCGATATCTTGAAACTCAGAGCAAAAGGCTTGAGTTATAATAAGATTGCCTCAATATTACAATGTTCTAAGTCCACTATTAGCTATTGGCTTGACCCCAACGGAAGGGAAAAGGTCGTCAGACGGAACAAGAAAAATAAGGGTAAGTACAATAGCAGATGGGCGAGTAGGAGAGGTGCGATTTGGAAATACAATTACTTACTAGATAAATTTTGTGAGAAATGTGGTGAAACTGATATGAGAAAGCTACAATTTGACCATAAGAAACGCTACGAAAAGGGTTCGAATATTACCAATCTATTAAGTGGTAGTATCAAGGCACTAGACAGGGAAGTAAAGAAATGTAGGGTGCTATGTGCAAATTGTCATCAAGTTAAAACATTAAAAGAAAAGAACTCCGCTTTTTATAATGTCTATCAAGAAAAAGAACAAGTGAGGAAGAAAAATGGATGTAAAAGATAATTTACAATTTGTCAAAGACAATTATCCAGATGCTCTAATAGTAGATGGGTTTGATAATGCGATTATAGGTATTGCCGAACGATTTGGTATGAATCCTGTCGTATTATACAATAAGCGTAAGTGTATCAAGATAATGCAAGATAGAGATAATATGACAGAAGAAGAAGCGATAGAGTTCTTTTATTATAATATAGTGGGTGCTTATATGGGAGAGCATACACCCTGTTTTGCAGAGGTTTTATAATGGCTGAGTTTTGTTATCAATGTACCGAATACCATTTTGGAGATGGCGCTATTAATGACTTTAAAGATTTGTCTAATGAAAAAGATACAAAAGAAGGGCTGTATATATCTGCATTGTGCGAAGGCTGTGGAATGACACAAGTAGACCATAGTGGAATGTGTATACACCACACCACAGATTGTATAGTAGCTGAAAATGAAAAGTTGGAAAAGGAATGAAAGGAGAGAATCTATGTTTAAAAAAGGTGTAAGTGCGAATGTTAAAACCCAGTGGAAAAAAGGTCAATCGGGTAATCCTAATGGCAGACCAACCAACTCAATTCCTAGGGTATATTTAGCGTATTATAAATCTAAAGGAAAATACACATTCAAAATCGGAATAAGCTCTAATTGTTCTGCGAGGTGGAAAAATATACAATCTAGCTCTCCTAAAAAACTGCATTTTATAAAGTTTAATCCAACCTTTCACGCATTAAACATAGAGCAAAAAATGTTAAAAGAGTATAAAGAGTATAATTTTCAAGGAGAATGGTTGAAAATGAAAGAATGTGATTTTAATTTGTTGAAATCTCATATACAAATAACATCGGACATATTAAGCAAGGACACTATAAAAGAAAGAATAGATGTGTTTGCAAAAGAATTAATGTTTTTTAAAAATAATTAAATTATGAAAAATAAATTTACCCTCGTGAAAAAAATAATTGGGAACTTTTTGAAACCCTCTGCGTATAAAGGGTACAAGCACGGCGCTTGAATTACTAATTAATTGAAAGGTAAATAAATATGTATATAGAAAAAACACTAGAAAATATTCTTGACAGAATGGATGGAAAAAAGAATTGCGATAGCGATGCTTTTTGGCTCGATTGTTATGATACTGTTAGAGGCACTTCTGTTCAAGAGTTTTTAGAGGACTTAGAATATTACGTAGATGGTTATAGTGAATGGAATCACATGAGAAACCCGGAATACATGAAGGAATGTGAAGACATGGGCTCTAAAGAATACAAACAACTCGTGATAGAAAAGAAAAATATGAAAAACTTTCTTAGAGAGTTTAAAAAAGAAATGAAGTTGGAACTTTCTGAAACCCCGTGCGTATAAAGGATATGACACACAAACAAAAAAAGGAAACAACTATGAATCTTAAAATAAAAAAACATATTACAGGTGGGTATGCAGTAATAGACCTAGGTAAACAATTAAACTTAGGCTCACTTGGAATATCAAACATACCTCTTGAAGTATTTAAAACTAAACAAGGGGCAGAAAAATACATAACTAACAAAAAAAGGAAATAGTAATGAAAAACAAAACAAAAAATAAAGATGTACCAGTCAATGTGGATTGGGTAAATATGATGGGTCATTGGATGGATGCTTTAGAGCAACATCTAATGGATTCAGCACACGAACCCCAAGAACATTTAGGAGGTTTGTCTCTTGCAGATTACGTTAAAAAGCAAGTCTGGATAGTAGCTGATGCTACCGATAGAGCAAACAGAGCTTTACGGGAACAGGAAAAGGATAAATAAAATAACAGGGGGTGGGGCAACCCACCCCCAACGGAAAGGAAATAACAATGACTGAATTAGAAAAAGAACTAACTAATGCTTTAAATAAATTGTACGATGGCGACACACAAAAGATGAAAGACAGGAACGGAAAAGATAAAGTGTACTCAATAAATGGCAAGAAGTTTAATCTTGTTGGTAAAAAAGACAGCAACGGAAATATAAAGTATACACATAAAGAGATAAGTCAGGAACTTTCTAACGAGTAATTCGTTAAAGATAATATGAAACAAAGAAAATTAAAGTTGAAAGCACCTCTACTGAAAATAAAGGATAGTAGCTACGCTGTGATGCCGTTTATCGGACATGGCACTAGACTACAAGTCAGGGGTGTAGAGAACCCTGTACGTGCTTTCGATAGGGGGGTTTGGTTGTTCCGTAAATCATGCTCTCTCCTTGGTTCAGACGGACAGCGAAGTAACGTCTACGCCAAGCCCCCTCAATTTGAGCCTCTAGTGTTCCAAACATCTTGCGGAGAGATTGGAATCTCGGAGTGAACCGAGCTAGTAACGGGATGTGCACCCTAATACAAAAACAAACACAGAGGCTCATAGAATTTAAAAGGAGTAATTATGAAAAAGAATAGCGTAAAATATTTAGAAGGATTAGTGGAAGGTAGGATAAGAAAAAGTATATCTTCTTTGAAGATGTTCCGCTATAAGGATAAAGGTATGGAGTATATCATAGATGACGTCATACCTACTAAGCCAAAAGATTTAATGGCGATAGCAGAGCAATCTCATTGGTTGATTACTAAAGCACCAGAGGAATATGTTTACGGAGAGATGATTGATATTGCCAATGCGGTGGCTAGTAATCTAAGAAGTCATTTGCTACGCTTTGCTACAAACTATGTAAACAATTACAGGGCATGAAAAGTTTACTAAAAACTTTACTAGATTTAGCAGTAGATTATCAATGGACTTTGTTATTCACTAACAGGTTCATCAAAAAGAACGGCAAAAAAGATTAAGTTATTTATGTCATACGTGGGATATAAGGGTTTTAGGGGTATTTTTCGTTTTTTTCTACCCCGTTTCCTTTTGCTCTTATTTCCCCTTGGGGGGAGGATTTGTTTAGGTTTATCCTCCCCCTTTTTATATGCGACAATAATGGTCGTAGTTAGGATTTACAATGGACAAGCGTGATAGAGAAATTATGGTAAAAGAATTAATGAAATTAAAATTACAAAAGAAACTGTTAAACAAACTGAAAGATTCAGAGATTGTTATTTTATTTGGAATATTAAGGAGGCATACACTATGAAAGTAAAAGACTTTTTTAAATGGTCTGAAGAAGAATTTAAAACAGAGATGGAGTTAATGCGGGTAAAAGGTAAGGAGTACACCGTATCGGATACAGATAAATTGAAGAATTTTAAGTCCATAGCGGAGCGATTAAAGAGTGAGCCGGAGTTCATTGCCACCGTCTATTTATTGAAGCATATGGACAGCGTAAGGAACTTTGTTTTAGATGGGGTTGAAGCATCAGATGAACCGATTGAAGGTAGGTTAAGAGATATACGCAACTATTGTTTATTATTAGGAGCATTAATTAAAGAAAGACGGGAACAAAAAAACCATGAGTGAGTTAAAAGAAGTGATGATGGATTTAATAATAACATTGATTTATGAGATAAAGAAACATAAAGAGATTATTATTGCCATGTTAATTGGAGTATTAATAGGAAAGATAATGTAATGAATAAGAAAGGAGTAATAAGTGTTAGCAGAGTTGGAACAGATACTGAAAAAGATGCGTAATGAGATTCAAGATGTGCGTGAGCAGAATAAGAAGAACTCGCGCGAAAAGAAAAACACGATGTATGCAGAGAATACAATGTATATAGCGGGGTTATATAAAGCTATGAGTATCATCTCAGATTTTATTAAAGACGAATTAGATGAGCTTGATAAGTGGTCTGATAAAGAAGAAAAGAAACTTTCTAATTGAATATGCTTAGAAATAGCAGTATATTGGATTGATTTATTTGGAGAAACATAATGGTATTAAACAAAAGTGCAGTTAAAAAAATGTTCAATAAGCAAGGGGTGCAGGTAAACCTGTTAGCCTTACATTACATTGACGAATGGGCGAAAAGCGCTGTAGAAGATATGATAGATAACGCTAGGGCAAAGGGTATTAAACGGGTAAAGCCGGCTAATATTGAAACGGTATGCCCCTTGCTACTATGGGAACCGAGCAAGAATGATTGACCTGTTCAAGATATACGATGATTATATACTTGAATTAAAAGATGAGAACTTTGCATCTCGTTATGAGGGAAATGATGATTGGTATCATGCCTCGGGGGCCGGTCTTTGTATGCGGAAGCATTACTACGCACAGATAGAGAAGCTACCCTCAAAAGATAAAGATGCTAATACAATGCGCCTATTTCGTTTGGGGGATTTAGTGCATACCGATATGCAAGACGCATTACAGAGATATTCAGATAATAATAATGTGGAAGTGTATATAGAAAAAGAAATCACGATTCCACGATTAAATGTCAGAAGTTTTATTGATGCAATGGTGCTTAAAGACCATGCCTTATACGATATAAAGACCTGTAATGACTATAAATGGCAGTCTATTTTTGGTAGGTATGGTAGCAAGGAAGCGCCACAGAATTATGCGATACAGCTTGGAACGTATGGTCTGTATTTTAGAGAGAATAATATTAAGATTAATAAAATGGCTTTGCTATTTTATAATAAGAATAACTCTCGGGTAAAAGAATTAAAAGTTCCTCGTAACTATATTGATGTAGCAGAGCGCTACTGGTTAAAGGTACAGGAACTATTTAAAGAAGGATTGCCACCGGTTGAACAAGGGCTATCTCCTGTCGAGGATTGGGAGTGTAACCCTAAGTATTGCTCGTTTTACGAGCCTTGCGGTGGTGGAATCAAAGGACAACTAAGGAAAGGATAACACATGGATAATAACGTGGATTGGGATAAGGTCAATCGAGGTAAGGTACGTTATGGTTTTGCGCTTGAATTATATAAATCAGGCAAAGAACTAAAGCCCACAGAATTGGGGCGCATAGAAGCATTTGTAGATTTTGTAATGGATGGAGTAGATGATACACCTATCAATTCAAATGATAAGAGTAA